GGCAGTTCGTAACGTAACGTAACCCCCTCCCTTAGGAGGGGTTACGCTGTTACGCTGTCGCAGCGGCGCGAATGATACCAGTTTGACGCGCGTGCTACGCGGTGCGTCGAGAAGCATAATATTTGACACGAAGGAGAAACGTGATGTATGCTTCCAGCATGATTCGCATTCATGGAAATTACGCCACCATTGCAGACATTCGCGGGCTCCTCGCCGTCACGACCGACCCGGAGCGCAAGGCGCTCCTCGAAGCCTGCCTCCGGATGCGAGGTGTCGCGTGATGCCGCCCCGCCGTGGTCTCATCCGAGACGCGCTCGCGCTCGGCGCGCTCTACAGCGCGACCTTCGCGGCCTTCGTCGTCCTCGCGCTGGCCGTCGCCGCCGTCGGTGGCCCGTGAAGCCCGTGCTGCGCCCTAGCGGGCGCAAGGGCGGCTTTTCAGCCGACGCCCTAGCGCAGCTTGCCCGCGCCGTGCGCGACGCCTCCTCGGGCCAAGAGCGCGCAACGGCGAGGGGCGTGCGCAAGGCGCTCGGCTGGGGGCGGACGACGACCTACGCCGCGCTCTCGGAGGCCCTCGCACGGGGGCTCATCGAGCGAGGGGGCGCAACCAAGGGCACGTGGTATCGTGCTGCGGAGAACGCATGAAGACGAACCCCGCCGACAAAATCGAACAGTGGGAGCTCGAACGGCTCACGCCTTACGCGCGCAACAGCCGCACGCATTCCGACGCCCAGGTGGCCCAGCTTGCCGCTTCGATTCGCGAATGGGGCTGGACGACGCCCGTGCTCGTGTCGCCCGATGGCGGCATCATCGCGGGGCATGGTCGCGTGCTCGCAGCTCGGCAGCTCGGCATGGCGAAGGTGCCCGTCGTCGTCGCAGAGGGCTGGTCCGAGGCGAAGCGCCGCGCCTACGTCATCGCCGACAACAAGCTGGCCGAGAACGCAGGCTGGGACTCCGAGCTGCTTGCCCTTGAACTCGGCGAGCTTGGCGAGCTTGGCTTCGACCTCGACTTGACGGGCTTCTCGGGCGACGAGATCAAGTCGTTCAAGCTTCCGTCGTTCGACCCTGCGAGCGAAGATGATCAGGGCAAGCTTGACGAGCTGGCCCCTAAGTTCGTGACGTGCCCGCATTGCGAAAGGGAGTTCGATGCCCGGAAAGCCTGAGCTCCGCGTCGACTGGGCGACGCACGAGGCCGCTAAGTATGCTGTTGGAGAATGGCATTACTCAAAGCGCCTCCCTATGCCGCCACTCGTGAAAATTGGCGCGTGGGAAGAGGAGCAGTTTGTCGGCGTTTTTATTTTTGGGCGGGGCGCTAACAACTCGATCGGAAAGCAATTTGGGCTAGACTCGACGCAAGCGTGCGAACTTGTTCGCGTCGCATTTACAAGGCACTCGACGCCGATCAGCAGGATCGGCGCTATCGCGTCGAAGTGGTTAAAAAAGCACTCGCCCGGGCTGCGTTTAGTCATCAGCTACGCAGACGAAGAGCAGGGCCACCATGGCGGAATATATCAGGCTATGGGATGGATTTATGTCGGTAGGTCGCAAGGAAGTATTGAGTTTTTCCACGAAGGTCGGTGGAAGCATTCTCGGGAGGTGACTAGCGGAGCATTTGGCAGCGCCCGAAAAATTAAAGATTACTCTGCTTTAAAAAAACGGAAAACGCTTGGAAAACATAAATACCTCATGCCACTTGACTCCGAGATGAAAGCGAAGATACTTCCTCTTTCAAAGCCGTACCCACGGCGTCATGCGTCCGCTTCCAGCGAGACCGTTGAGCACCCCTCGACGGTAGACGGGGCAGCACCGATCCGGACGCTCAACGATTCACCTGCTAAGGTGCTGTGATGGCTAACGGCAAAGCAGGACGCCCAGCGAAGACGCTCACCGACAAGCAGCGCGGCGAGATTGAGACGCTCGCGGCGTTCCTTTCCATTGAGCAGCTCGCAGACTATTTCGGCATCGGACGCACGACGTTTTACGCTCTTGCGGAGAAAGACCCGGAGATTCTCGAACATTACAAAAGGGGCAAGTCGAAAGCGATTGCCCACATCGCTCAAGGGCTCATCCAGAAGGCCCGCGCAGGCGACACGACTTCGGCCATCTTTTTTCTCAAGACCCAGGCTCGATGGCGCGAGACCGAGCGGCACGAGATTACCGGGGCCGACGGCGGACCTCTGGAGCTCTCGCGCATCGAGCGCGTCATCGTCGACAAGGTGAAGCCCGATGGCGGTACCTAGAACGCGCCACGATGCCGCAAGGACGCTTCGCATCGAGACGCCCCGATGGATGCTGCCCTTGCTGGGCAAAGCGCGATACAAGGGCGCGTGGGGCGGACGAGGGTCCGGCAAGTCGCACGCCTTCGCCGAGGCACTCGTTGAAGCGCACGTCCTCGATGCGAACCGCTCGACGGTCTGCGTGCGCGAGATTCAAAAGTCGCTGGGTCAATCCGTCAAGCGCCTGCTCGAAAACAAAATCGAGGCGCTCGGCGTCTCGCACTATTTTGAGATTCAGGAGTCGGTGATTAAATCCAGGAAAGGCGCTGGTAAAATCATCTTCGCCGGGATGCAGAATCACACCGCCGACTCGATCAAGTCGCTCGAAGGCTACGACTGCGCGTGGGTCGAAGAGGCGCAGAGCCTCTCGCAGCGCTCGCTCGACTTGCTCCGCCCGACGATTCGACGCCCTGGCTCTGAGCTATGGTTTAGCTGGAACCCGTCGCAGTCGACCGACCCCGTCGATGCGCTCCTCCGAGGCGACACGCCGCCTCACGACGCTGCCGTGGTGCGAGTTAATTACACCGACAACCCGTGGTTTCCCGACGTGCTCAAGGCCGAGCTGGAGTACGACAAGCGCCGAGACCCCGACAAGTACGCGCACGTTTGGCGAGGCGAATACCTGCGCAACAGCGAATCGCGCGTGTTCCGCAACTGGCAGATCGAAGAGTTTGACGCCCCCGCCGACGCCGTGCATCGCTTCGGGGCCGACTGGGGGTTCGCGATCGACCCGACGACGCTCGTGCGTTGTCACGTCGTAGGCCGGAAACTATTCATCGACTACGAGGTGTATTCCGTGGGCTGCGAAATCGTCGACACGCCTGCGCTTTTCCTGACGATTCCCGAGGCAGAGCGCTGGCCGATCGTCGCCGACTCAGCACGCCCCGAGACCATCTCGCACATGCGCCGCAACGGCTTCGGCAAGATTATGGCCGCCGTCAAGGGGCCGCGCTCGGTCGAAGAGGGCGTCGAGTTCCTGAAGTCGCACGACATCGTCGTGCATCCTCGATGCACGCACACGATCGACGAGCTCACGCTGTATTCTTACAAGACCGACCCGCTCACCGGGCGCATCCTGCCGCAGCTCCAGGACGCGAAGAACCACGTCATCGACGCCCTGCGCTACGCCTGCGAGGGCGCTCGTCGGGTGCAGGCGGTGAAGCCCGTGCAATTCGAGCCCCCGCAACCCGTAGCGCACGCATGGCGTCGGTGATAGGTCGCACCCATGGCCGAGACGAAAGACGCGAGACTCGCACGCATCCACGACGAGGCCCTGCGCCGCTTCAACACGATTCAATTCGCGTTGCAGGACGAGCGCCGTCAGTGCCTTGAAGACCGGCGCTTTTATTCGATCGCTGGCGCGCAGTGGGAAGGCCCGCTGAAGCAGCAGTTCGAGAACCGCCCGAGGCTCGAAGTGAACAAGGTCGCGCTCTCGGTGATGCGAATCATCAACGAGTACCGAGCGAACCGCATCACGGTCGACTACGTGCCGAAAGACGGGCGCGAAGCCGACAAGCTCGCCGACCTCTGCGACGGGCTCTACCGCGCCGACGAGCAGGATTCCGTCGCCGACGAGGCGTACGATAACGCCTTCGAGGAAGCGGTCGGAGGAGGCATGGGCGCGTGGCGTCTGCGCTCCGTGCTCGAAGACGAGCTCGACCCCGAGAACGACCACCAGCGCATTCGCATCGAGCCCATCTTCGACGCCGACACGTCGGTTTATTTCGACCTCGATGCGAAGCGGTACGACAAGAGCGATGCGCGCTTCTGCTTCGTGATTAGCTCGATGACCCCCGACGAGTACGAGGAGCAGTTCGACGACCAGCCGTCGAGCTGGCCGAAGCAGATTTACGAGACGTATTTCGACTGGTGCAGCCCGGATGTCGTTTACCTCGCCGAGTACTACCGCATCGAGGAGCGCTCCGAGACGCTGCGCGTCTTCCGCCTGCTCGACGGCTCCGAGCAGACGTACACGCGCGCCGAGTTCGACGAGGACGAGAACCTCGAACAGATGC